GTGGGCTTTTTCTTTTGTTCCTGATTCTTTTTTGATCTATATAGTTAACACTATATTGATTGCAGGAGCTATTAGTTCATTCCTTACTTTTTTTGCTATCAACAGATTGCTGAGATATTTTCCAGCAATCGCACCTTATTATTTGATATTACAGATAGTAAGTGCTCTGCTACTAGTTTCAGGCATTTATCTCAAAGGCGGATATAGTGTTGAAATGGAATGGCGTGAAAAACTAAAAGTTGCGGAAGAACGTGCTGCTGTTGCTGAAGAAAAAGCAAAAGAAACCAATGTTCAAATACAGACAAAGATAGTCGAAAGAGTAAAAGTAGTTAAGGAAGTTCAGGTAGTCAATCAAGATAGAATCATAAAAGAAAAAGAGTTTATCGACAAAGACTGTAAAGTACCCGGCATTGCAATAGACATCCATAACGATGCAGCAAAAAATAGAAAACCAGAGGAAAAGAAATGAGATATCTAGTTATTTCATTAGCCTTGTTCTTAACAGGTTGTTTGTCAACTGCACCTAAGTTTCCAGAGATTCCTCCGGAGTTACAGACTGCGTGTCCAGAACTTAAAGAAGCCTCGAAAGATACACAAGAGCTCAGCAAACTGCTAGATGTAGTAGTTGTTAACTACAGCACATACTACGAGTGCAGAGTTAAGGTTGATGCATGGTTAGAATGGCACAAACGTCAAAAGCAAATATTTAACGAAGCAGTTAAATAAAATATAGAAGGAGCAAAAAATCAGTATGGCATTACACGACTCGATTTTAAAATTAATCAATAAAGAACCCAAAGACCCAAATGCACCAAAGCCACCAGTTGGATCACGTAGCGAACGTGAAGCAAAACTAAAAGACAAAGCAGGTATGGTTATTTCCGTATTTGCTCTATTGCTAGCAGTAAACGCATGGTATGGTGGTAAGTTATCTAGCACAGTATTAAACAATACACTGGGTGCTAACAACGAGTGGTCACAATATCAAGCAAAGAATAATAGATTAGTTAGTTTTGATATTGCTGCTAAAACTACTAGCGATTCTAAACTTAAAGCAGAGTTTCGTGCAGAAGCAGATCGAATGGAAGCTGACAAGAAAGAGATTGCAGTTAAAGCACGTAAGATGGAAGCAGAACGTGAAGTAGCAAAGAAATCTAGTCCGTGGATCGGCTATGCAAGTACAGCTTATCAGCTGGCAATTGTTGTTCTATCGGCAAGTATTCTTGCAGTTAGTATGGCAATGTTCTGGGGCAGTTTTGCTGTCGCAGGTATAGGAATACTGTTAAGTCTAAACGGCTTATTCCTTTGGTTTTAAAAATAAGTAGGAGCGAACAATGACAGCAGAAGAATATGCAAAAATGAGTGATTCAGAAAAGAAAAAAGAAGATTGGATGAACAGTAAATGGCGTCCGATGATGGGGTGGATTTACATGGGCACTTGTATTTGTGACTTTGTTCTATTCCCAATATTATGGAGTCTATTACAAGCCATGTTAAAAATGCCTGTTACCCAATGGCAACCACTTACACTACAGGGTGCTGGTCTATACCATATTGCAATGGGTGCAGTATTAGGCCTTGCAGCATGGGGTCGTACACAGGAAAAACTAAACGGAGCAAACAATGGCGGCATTTCAGCACCAACCTTACCAGCAGGCGGGCCAGCAGCATTTAGCCCTTCTCCAGCAGTACCAGCACAGAGCTTCAGTGCTCCATCAGCACCAAGACCAAGTTTTAGTGCTCCAACAGCACCAGCAGCAAGCGCACCAGCACCAACACCGAGCTTCAGTGCTCCGGCAGTTGCGGCACCTGTATTAACTTCATCAACTGGAAAGCCAATGCCAGTTCAACCCGAAGACGAGGAACTATAAGGAACCACTATGAAAAAACTATTTGCATTATTACTAGCAACAGCATTTGTTATGCCAGCAATGGCTGCTGACGATGCTAAGCCAGAAGTTAAAAAGGCATGTGTAACACAAAAAGACGCAAAGACAGGCAAAGAAAAAGAAGTTTGTAAAAACGTTAAGATACACAAGAAGCACGAAGGAACTGCTGTTCCAGAAAAGGCTCCCGCTAAGAAAGACGAAAAGAAAAAATAATCACTGACACTTACTCAGTAAATACATAGGACTACTTGACGTAGTCCTATTTTTTTCGTATAATAATAAAATGGATTACTATTCTACATTAGGTTTACAAAGAGGTGCGTCTGACGCTGAAATAAAAAAGGCATACCGTAGTCTTGCAATGAAACATCACCCCGATCGTGGGGGCGATGAACAAAAGTTTAAAGAGATTTCAACAGCATACGAGTCACTGTCAAATCCCGAAAAGAAACGTATCATTGACATGGGTGGCGATCCAAATGCACAACCAGGTCATCATGGGTTTGGTCAGGGACCATTTGAGTTTCACTTTAACTCAGGAAACTTCGAAGATATCTTTGGCAACTTTGGGTTTGGAAGACCTGCTAGAAGAAACAGAAGCCTAAGTGTTAATATAGAGATAACTCTAGAAGATGTACTCAATGGCAAGGACATCAGCGCAGAAGTTGGAATCCCTGGCGGTAAAACTAAAGTAGTTAACATTGCTATTCCACCCGGAATAGAATCGGGTCAACAGATCAAATATACAGGAATGGGGGATGATTCGATTAGCGATCTTCGCCCAGGTGATCTCATTGTTAATGTTATTGTAAGACCTCATAGAACTTTTAGAAGAGAAGGTAGTTCTTTAATATACGAAACTACTATCTCTGCATGGGATGCACTGTTAGGATCTAAAATAGAGATTGACAACATCGACAAGAGAACTTTAAATATAACTATTCCTTCAGGCACTCAGCCAGACACTGTCCTTAGTTGTAAAGGAGAAGGCTTGCCGGATATGCGTACTAGACAGAGAGGAAATCTGTTAGTTAGAGTTAAAGTGTCTATTCCTAAGAATCTCACACAAGAGCAAAAAGACCAAATCAAAAAAATAAAAGATGGATTTTAAACTAGGACCACACAATACCCTTGTCGAAGTTAGCGAGCCCTGGAACTTCGAAACAGACGGGGATGCTGCTCAACTAGAAGCAGACATGATTTCATTCATGGAAACGAACAGAGGCATAGGACTAGCAGCAAATCAAATCGGTATTGCTCGTAGAGTCTTTGTAATGGGCAGTCGAAACCTTGAAGGCTTCCCAGAGCCCTTTGCTGTATTCAATCCCGTGATTAAAGAGTCAAGCACAGAAGAGGTGCTTGATGAAGAAGGATGTTTAAGCTATCCGGATCTTTACTTAAAACTAAAGAGGCCAAGCTGGATTGTTGCTGAATATCAAGACAGCAAGGGCAATCTCAAAGAAATTCGTGTAGACGGATATCTAGCAAAGTGCTTTCAGCATGAGCTAGATCACCTTAACGGCGTGTGTTTTGTTGACAAAGTATCACCGTTAAAGTTACAATTAGCAATGAAGAAACTAAGGAAAAAGAAATAATGATCGAACCTAGCAGCACGTTACATTCAATCTTTGAACACGCCATTGGTGTTGCAAAAGATCTGAAGCACGAATACATTACTATCGAGCATCTGACATATAGTATTATGTGTCACGAAGAATCTTACTCGTTTGTAGAAAGCTTCGGAGCAGATGCTAACTTTATTAAATCAAATCTCGATCATTATCTAAAAAATAATCTGGCAGATATTGTAACAGATTCTGGCGCAAAGCCCAAGAAAACAAACTCTATCGAACGTGCATTGAATCGTGCATTTACACAGGTACTGTTTAGTGGCAGACAGCGTATTGAAATCGCCGATGTTATTATTAGCATCTTGAGTGAAAAGAACAGCTTTAGTTACTACTTCCTTACTAAAGGCGGACTATCTAAAGAAAAGTTTGTCAAATACTTCCAAGAAAATATGCAAGTGGAAGAGTCAGATGACGAGGAACAAGTTCCTGCTCAAGTTGCAAACTCTAATCAAATCGAACGAGTATTGAATCAGTTCTGTACTAACCTTAGTCTTAGAGCTAAACAACGTCAGATCGATCCAGTTATCGGTCGTGACGAAGAACTAGAAAAGATTCAACTAGTACTTGCTCGTCGCAACAAGTCAAACGTATTGCTAGTTGGTGATCCAGGTGTCGGTAAAACTGCTATCGCAGAAGGCCTTGCACGTAAAATCTTTGAAAAGAAAGTTCCTAAGTTTATTCAGGATCATCAAGTTTACACACTAGACATTAGTGCATTGCTTGCAGGCAGTAAATATCGTGGTGATTTTGAAGAACGTCTAAAAGCGGTTCTTGCTGCACTTGAAAAGAAAGGCAAGATCATCCTGTTTATCGACGAAGCTCATATGATGCAAGGTGCAGGTGCTGCCAATCAATCCAGCAACGATATGAGCAATATGCTTAAACCTATGTTGACAAAAGGTGTTCTGAAACTGATTGCTTCAACAACATGGGAAGAGTATCGCAAGCACTTTGAAAAGGATCGTGCTCTAATGCGTCGATTCCAACGTGTTACAGTTGACGAGCCAAGTTCAGAAATGACTGTAAAGATCATCAAAGGTCTTAAAAAGTATTACGAGAAACATCATAACGTTAAGATTACCGACGGTGCTATTGAGCAGGCAGTTAAACTATCTGTCAAATATATGGCAGATAAAAAGTTGCCCGACAAGGCTATTGACATTATCGACTGTGCATCTGCACGATACAAAGTCAAAGATGAAGAAGGTATGGAGGGTGTTGAACAGATTGTCGACATCGAGCAGATTACTTACGAACTTAGCAAGATGATCAATATGCCGTTGGAGGCTGTTGCTCAGAAAGAATCTAAGAATCTTGCAGAGCTTGAAAAAGGTATGAAGACTGCTGTCTACGGTCAAGATACTGCTGTAGATACATTGCTAGATAAGATCTTTGTAGCACAAGCTGGCATGAAGCATCCAAATAAACCAATCGGCAGTTTCTTATTCCTCGGCCCAACAGGTTGCGGTAAGACTGAAACAGCTCGTGCATTGTCTGAAAAGATGGGTATGAATCTAATCAGATTCGATATGAGTGAGTATCAAGAAAAACACAGCGTAGCAAAACTGATTGGTTCTCCTCCTGGTTATGTTGGATACGAAGATAATGCAGGACAACTGATCACAAAGTTACAAGAGCATCCTAACAGTATTCTGTTGTTAGACGAGATTGAAAAAGCACATCCAGATGTTTCGAATATCTTGTTGCAGTTCATGGATAACGGTTTTGTAACAGGATCAAATGGAAAGCAGGCCGATGGTCGCAACACTATCTTGATCATGACCAGTAACTTAGGAGCTGCCGATAACGAAAAGAATACTATCGGCTTTGGTGATCTAGGTAAAGACGGTGAGGATGACAAAGCTATTAAAAAGTTTTTTGCACCAGAGTTTCGTAATCGCTTAGACGCTGTTATCAAGTTCCGTAAGTTGGGTGAAGAGGTAGTTGTTCAGATTGTGAAAAAGTTTATCAACGAACTTAACTCGCAGCTCAAGGACAAAAACATCGAAATCGTTGCTGATGCTGATGCACTAAAATGGTTATCAGAAAAAGGATACGACAGCAAGATGGGTGCGAGACCACTTGCTCGAATGATCGATAACAACATCAAGAGTCCACTAAGCCGCCGAGTATTGTTTGGTGATCTAGTCAATGGCGGTCGTGTTACAGTGTCTGTTGTAAATAACGAGCTGGCATTTACTGTAGAAGATATGCCCAAACCGTTGACCAAAGAAGAGCGTAAAGCCCTTAAGAAGGCCAATGCTGAGAAGGAAACAACCGTTGATGTCACAGAAAACGAAGGTAACTAACCGTAAGTTTTACAATAAGTGGCTTTATAAAACAACATTAATCATTCAAGGGGCGGGAATCTTTCGATTGCTGCCTCTTGAAGAGATTAAAAAGTTTTGTTTGTCTAATACGGGTGCATATTATCAACCCTATTCTATGCACTATAAGGCATGGTTTAATCGAGATTCAATACATGATCTTACAGAGTTCTTGTTAAGCAAAGATTCTAATACATGGACCAAACGAATCGAAAGTAAATGTGTTGATTTCTATACAAATGATCGAGATTTCTACCTAGAGCTATCTTCAAAGTTTCAATCTATAGTAGTTCATCAATATGAACCAGCAGTTAACACTATAGACAGTCTCGAAAATGAAGAAGTTATACTGGTTAAGAAGTTTCCGCATAAGAAATACCGACACAAGGTCTTTCTTTTACCACATAAACTAGCAAAAGATCCAGAGAGCAAAACCAAATATCTAGAATGGATTTTAGGTCAAGGTGATAAAATAACCTGCACTCCAGCTATTCAGCACTGGTTTATGGCTACTGATTGGAACTGGGATAGAAGATATGTGCTAGTTGAGGACGATAAAACGTTATTATTGCTGAAACTGCGAAACCCAGAAGTTATGGGCCGAGTTTATAATTATGTTTTAGTCGATAAATAGTTGATGTCCACAAAAAGCGTTATTTTATTAGATGAAACTTCTGCAGAAGCAGGAAGTTCTGCATTTTCGTATTCTACAAAACAAGTAGGTGCAGGGTATCATAAGAAAAACGGTGGCTTGCACACCTACATATACGAAGTAGAAGCATTTTCGGGTTCTATTAAACTACAAGGAAGTCTAGAATCTTATCCAGGTGATGCAGACTGGATAGATATTGTAGGCACAAACGAGGGCGGAGACAGCACTATCTCCAACGAAATCACAGTGTATACTGGCAACTTTACCGGTAACTTTGTGTGGATTCGCGCAGCATACAATCTCGAGAACGGAAAGATCGTTCAAATACGTTATAATTACTAAGTTTTCAAAAACGCTAAATATAGTATGACCTTTGGAATCGTACTATGAGAGACATTATATCTAAACTGGACAAAATTCTATCAGAAGAAGCCACCTTGCAGGATCTAAAAAAGATGCCTGCTGCCCAAGACCCTGTAATCAAAAAAGCTATTGCAGATAAAGAAAAAGAACATGTTAGTCCTAGCGGAGTTAAGACCAATATGGAGCCGACAGACGACGATTACGAAATCAACTACGGAAAGAAAGGACTTGCTGGTAAAGATACCGCTAACGAAAGTACGTTTGTAGTTGGAGACGACTTTGGTATTAGCTTCTCTGAAGATTTAGAAATATCAACAGAGATCGTAGGATTTGTTGCTGACGGGATTGTTATTGATCTAGACGATGCAGCTATGGAAATGTTAACCAACGAAGGATTAAGTTTCTTAGAAGGTGAACTTGTAGAAGGCGTAGCAGGACCAAAGAGCTGCTGGAAAGGTTATCGTAAAGTAGGCACAAAGCCCGGAACAGGTAAAAATGCTGGCAAACGTGTAAACGACTGCGAAAAGATTGGCGAAGATCTTGACGAAAGTGGTTTGCAATACTACACAGGTAAAAAGAAATACGGTAAAGACGGCATGTCTGCACTAGCACAGGCCGGACGTGATGGTGCTTCAGAAGAAGAGCTAGGCAAAATTAAAGACAAGTTTAAGAAAGAAGATCATTCTGAGAATCCAGAAGATCCAGAAAACTATGCAGAGTACGATAACGAAGGCGACATGGCCAAAGACGATCTACGTACCATTAACGATGCTGCTCAAGAGTTATATGACATTTTAGATACAGACGACAATTTACCAGAGTGGGTTCAATCTAAAATCACCAAGGCTATGGATTACATCGATACTGCTAGAGACTACATGAAAGCCAACAACTATGACGAAAATGTAGACGAAGCCGAGTATCATGGCAAGAATGTTCCGCTAGGTAAAAAACTACCAGGCGATGTAAAGAAATCAAAAGTATATGTACGCAAGCCCAACGGCAAGATTGTCAAGGTAAACTTTGGCGATAAGAAAATGCGTATTAAGAAATCAAATCCAGCACGTAGAAAATCTTTCCGTGCTCGCCATAACTGTAAAAATCCAGGACCACGTTGGAAAGCACGTTACTGGTCTTGTAGGAGCTGGTAATGCTATTAAGAGAAATGTTTAGCCCCATCGGTGCGCCAACTGAAGAAAAATCAGACGTTGACTGGATGGGAGATTTGAAGTTTTTCATCGACAATGATGATAAACTTCTAACCAATGTATTCTTTCCTGCTGTTAAAAAACATAAAGAGTACAAAGGTAATCCAAGTGCATTTAAACTCTATATCAGACCTCTTGAACAGTGTGTAGAACAGTATTGCTCAAAATTTGAAATAGATGAAAAAGAAAATAAGTTTTCTAAAGAGGGACTTATCGAGCTAGCGAAAAAGATCGCAGAAGAACAAGAAAAACATATGTCAAACGGTGACTATGAGGATCAGTGAACTTTTCGAATCTTCTAACTCTCATGTTTCATTCTGCTTCGGTAGAATGAATCCTCCTACGGTAGGTCATAAGTTATTGCTAGATACTCTCAAAGGTATCGGCGGAGAGTACAAAATATTTCTCAGTCAAACTCAAGACAAAAAGAAAAATCCTCTGGACTATTCTACTAAAATAGGATTCATGAAGTCCATGTTTCCCGAACATGCCAAAAATATTGTAGACGATGCAAGTCTTAATACTGTTCTTAAAGTTGCAAGTCATCTACACGATCTAGGTTACAGAAATGCTACATTTGTTGCAGGCAGCGATCGTATCGAAGAAATGTCTAAACTACTCAAAGACTATAATAATGTAGAAGGCAAGAGCCACGGTTTTTATAACTTTGAAGTATTAGATTTTAAATCCAGCGGCGAGAGAGAAGATGGTGCCGAGGGAGTGTCTGGTGTTAGTGCAAGTAATGCTAGATCTGCTGCTGCAAATAACGACTTCGAAAAGTTTAAAGAATCCACAGGTGCTGGACAACATGCAGAAAAGCTGTTTAGTGCTGTTAAACAAGGTCTAGGTGTAAAAGACACTGTAGAAGAAGGCTACGGACGTTACTGGTGTTCAACCGACAAGAAATGGAAGACTAGGAAAGGTCCAAAGCAAACAAGGAAATCAAAATGAGAGCAATAGAAATACTTACAGAATCTAAAAAGATCGACGCATCAAAACCAAGAAACTTTGTTGCTAAAAATGCAAAGATGGGCGGCGCTGGCGCACATAAAGATAAAAAGAAAGCACAGAAGCAAGGCGATACAAAACACAAACAAAAAGCCGTTGCTGAAGAAGCCGCTCAGGGAAGCAAAGTTCAGCAAATAGAATCTATGATTGCTCAACTAGAACAGTTAATGCCTGCCGTCCTTAAAGCACAAAAAAATCACTACGAGTTCGAAGCTATTGAAGACGAGCTTACTTCTATGATGGAAGGCATTAACAGTATTGCGGACGATAGCGCCAAAGTTGACATGACCGATTCTATTGAAGAAGCTGTTCAAGCGATTAGAGCAGCTAATGGTGCAGTTTATAATATCGAAAAAACATTAAAAAGTTTAATCAAGTTTGCTAACTATGCACTAGATGATGCTAGAGACGAAGAGCAATACGAATCTAGATTTGGCAGTGTTGAAGAAGCTGCCGATATTCCATTTGCAGGAAAAAAAGTTGGTCAGAAAGAAGGTCCAGCAGGACAACTTAAAGGAAAAGATCCTAAAGGTTATCCAAAAGGAAAACTAGTCGGCGGTGGAATGTAATGAAGCAATATAAGATCACTACTGAAAACTTAAATCAAGACAGCCCAGATGACTGTGTCCTTGATCCAAGTGATCCTATCTACGAATTAAAATCTATTCAATATCTCGCAGGTCTAGGGCATTCAGCTAGACTACACGAATATCGAGTGGATCAAGGTAGCAATATCAGTGTTACTGGAATGGAAAACCAAAAGATCGAGAAAGAGCATAATATCAAACCCGGAACTCCGGAATGGTTTCAGTTATGGTTTAGTAAGCCTTACCTTACTGGGGAGAAGAAATATGGGTCCAGATGATTATCCAGTATATCCAGAAGACGACGGGTATGATCGTTTTCGCAACCCCTACAGTCCAGTATGAGAGCAAGCGAGTTTATCATCGAAAACTTTGCTGACGGCAAAAAGCCAGGTCGCAAAGGTTTGGCCAAACGCAGTGGAGTAAATTGTAAGGCTAGCGTTAGTAGTCTAAGAAAAACTGCTAAAAATAGCTCTGGTGAAAAAGCACGCATGGCACACTGGTGTGCAAACATGAAATCAGGTAAAAAGAAATGAGAGCTCACGAGTTTGTTTCAGAAAGAAAAAGAAAAAAGAAACGTAAACCTCGTTGGGCAGCATATGGTCCAGGTCCTTACGGCGGATACGGATACTATGCTGGATATAGTGGTGATGGCGGGGAATCTGTCGGGGAAGGCGGAAGCGAAAGTATCGAACAAGAAGGTTGGAAAGATTGGGTAGCAGGTGCTGCTATGGGTGCAGCCGCACTAGGAGCTTCTGGAGATGCAGAAGCAGCCAAAAAGAAACCTACAGAAAAACCAGCCGTTGTTCAACAAGTTAAACAAGACGTTAAGAAAGTTGATCCCTTAAAACAGATTAGTAAAAAAGAAATAGAAAAATCTGTAACAGGCAATCCGCACGAAGTTTTGTTAAGAAAAACAGCAGAGAAAGCAGGAATAAAAGGGCAAGAACTTGCAGCCTTCTTAAGTCAGTGTGCTCACGAAACTATGGATTTCAAACACATGAAAGAAATAGGGGGCAAACTAGACTTTAAAAAATACGATATTAGATTTGCTCCAGCAAAAGCCAAACGATTAGGTAATACTAAGCCCGGCGACGGAGCAAGATATTCTGGTAGGGGTTACATTCAACTAACAGGCAAATACAACTATGCCGAGGCATCTAAAGCCTTATTTGGCGATAACAGATTAGTCCAAAATCCAGAACTTGTTGAAAGGCCAGAAATTGCCGCTAAAACATCAGTTTGGTTCTGGCAAAACAGAGTCAGCAATAAAGTTAAAAACTTTGATAATGTCAAAGATGTTACAAAAGGCATTAATCCTGGATTAAAACATTTGGACCAACGACAAGACAAGTTCCAAGATTTTAAAGTTGCAATACGATAAATATTAGCATGAGATTACACGAACTATTCGAAACCGCTAGCGCAGGAGCAACTTCAGCAGGTAATATTGCTACTGTTCCTAATCCGCACCTAAGCCCGGGTCCTGCTAGAGGAAAGAAAAGCTACATAGGAAGTCCTGGAAAATCAGGAACTAAATCTCCTCCGCAACCAAAACCAGTAATGCAAAAACCAGGTACAAACGCATTAGATTCTAATGTCAGTTTATTTGGTGCAGGTGTAGCACTCAAAAGATAAATATAATATGAACCTTAAGGATCAAGGAATTTAAAATGGACTTCAAATCACTACTCAATAAACTAGATAGCATGGAACCGCCAGTTGCTACTCCAGCTGCTCCAAAGCTACCGCAAGCTGTTCAACTAAACGAAGACGCACAGTTACGTGTTCTTAGCGGAGCTTCTACATATGTTGCTGAAGCTAAAAAGAAAGCAGAAGCAGAAGAAAAAGTAGACGAAGCTGCTGAAAAAACAGACAAGCCTTGGACCGATAAGTCAGGTAAAAAGCATCCTGGTATGGCTGTCAAGGGCGACAAGTACAAAGGCGACGAAGCTGATTCTGAAGAAAAGAAAGCCAAAAAGAAAGACGAAAGTATTGAGCCACAGTTTAAGTCCAAGTTCATGAAGATGGTCGAAGCTAAGAAAACTGAAAAAGAAGACAAGAAAAAAGCCGATGCCAAGAAAAAGAAAATGGAAGAAGCAATGGATCCAGTTGGCAAAGAAGACGACGATGTTAACAACGATGGTAAGAAAGATAAGACGGACGACTATCTAAAGAATCGTCGTGCCGCAGTTAGTAAGGCCGTTGGCGGCAAGAAAACTGAAGGTGTTATAGACACTGTAAAGAATGCCGTTGGTCTAGGAAAGAAGAAGCCAGCAACAACTGCCGAGAAGAATGCTGCGTTCCACGCGGCTAACAAAGGCAAAAATATGCCATCTAGTGGAAATGATAAAGACGATTACGATTACTTCACTGGACGCGACAAGGTACTAGGTGGGGAAAAGAAAAAAGACGAAAGCAAAATGATGCCAAAGGGCAAGAAGCGTCCAGTTAAAGAAAGTGTTGAACAAAAACTAACTTTTAAAGAAATGATGAAGTTAGTTGTAGAAAGCGGCGGACAACAAGCTATCGATCCATTAGACAAAGATTTGTTTGACTGGGCCACAAGAGTTGCTCAAAGCAAGTTTACAGAAAGCATGAAGGCAGAAGTCTATGCAGGTATGGTATACGAGCGCATGGGTGGTCAGTTTGAAATGTTTGACGTACTAAGCGAATCTAAAAAGTAATATTACCATTTACTATCAAAAGCCGGCAACTAAGTTGACCGGCTTTTTTTATCCCTGTATAATATCAGCTTACAGGAGAAACATATGTCTAAAATGTACGGACCAGAAGAAAAAGCAAAACTAGAGAGACTTATCAACGAAGGATCAAATGTATTGCGAGAAGTTGAAGATCTGCAAGAAGGTCTTAAAGAAACTGTAAAAGCAGTAGCAGAAGAGCTACAGGTTAAGCCTAGCATTATTAATAAAGCAATTCGTATTGCACATAAAGATAACTGGAAGGCTCATGAAGAAGAATGGGATGAAATCGAAATGATCCTCGGAGTTACTAAGCGTCTACCCGAATGATTAACTTCTTTAAAGGTGTCTATAACTGGGCACATCACGATTTCAAAGAATGGCCTCTTCGGTTCATTCTAGAAATTGCTGCCTGGTTTATGAGTCTAACATGCTCTCTTGTTTTAGCAGCCGGTGCCACAGATCCACTGTTTATATGGTTGTATCCGATCTTTATTACTCAATGTGCTATTTTTGGGTGGGCCGCTTGGACTCGAAAAAGTACAGGCATGGTGGCTAACTATATTTTATTAGTCACTATCGATCTTATAGGCTATATACGGTTACTAAATATCTAAGAGAAGGTCGGCGGGCCATAAGCCGCAATATAGGTGTTTGTCAGCCACAAATGACATTAGGAGAAAAATGAGTTACGTAGACGCTTTCTATGACCGAGAGCAGGATATGATCAATGTTGTCGAGCGAGATAACAAAGGTCAAAGACACTATAAAGAATATCCAGCCCGTCATATATTTTATTATCCCGACCCCAGAGGCAAGTTCCAAAGTATCAAAGGCGAAACTTTAACTAGAGTAACATCTAAGAATCTTAAAGAACATCGCAAAGAACTTGCAATCAACTCAAACAAACGACTGTTTGAAAGTGACATAAACCCCATCTATCGCTGTCTTGAAGACAACTATCTTAATATCGATGCTCCGAAACTAAATGTAGCATTTTTTGATATTGAGGTGGACTTTGATCCAGAACGTGGCTATGCATCGCCAGACGATCCATTTATGCCCATTACTGCGATCGCGGTTCATCTGCAATGGTTAGACACCCTTGTGTGTCTTGCGATTCCTCCAAAAACTATGAGCATGGAAGAAGCAACTAAAGCTGTTGCCGAGTTTCCTAATACAATGTTATTCGACAATGAAGGGGACATGCTAGACACGTTTTTAAACTTGATCGAAGAAGCAGATATTCTAAGTGGGTGGAACAGCGAAGGTTTCGATATTCCCTATACAGTTAATCGCGTTGTTAAGGTGCTGAGCAAAGAAGATACTCGCAGATTCTGCTTGTGGAATCAGTTTCCTAAAAAGAGAGAATACGAAAAATATGGAAAAGCCGCTGTTACTTACGATCTGGTTGGTCGTGTTCATCTAGACAGTCTCGAGCTGTACCGCAAATACACCTATGAAGAACGACACACATACCGACTGGATGCCATTGGAGAAATGGAGGTTGGCGAAAGCAAGACTGTGTACGAAGGTACATTGGATCAGCTTTACAACAACGACTTCCGCAAGTTCATTGAGTACAACAGACAGGATTGTGCGCTGTTAGATAAACTAGATAAAAAACTAAAGTTTATTGACCTTGCTAACAGCATTGCTCATGAAAACACAGTGCTTCTACAGACCACAATGGGTGCAGTGGCTGTTACTGAACAGGCGATTATTAACGAAGCACACAGACGTGGATTTATTGTTCCTAACCGTGTAAATCGCGATGGACTAGATACACAGGCTGCGGGTGCGTATGTTGCATATCCCAAGAAAGGCATTCACGAATGGATCGGTTCACTAGATATTAACTCGCTGTATCCTAGTGCGATTCGTGCCTTGAACATGGGGCCAGAGACTATTGTTGGACAGTTACGTCAAGACGGAACCAAGGCGTCTATTGAAGCAGAAATTGCCAAAGGCAAATCATTTGCAAGTTCATGGGAAGGTAGATTTGGTAGCGACGAATACGAAAGTGTAATGGCACGTGAAGTTGGGCGTGAGATTACTATTGACTGGGAAGATGGCGGAAATGATACACTTAGTGGAGCACAAATCTACGATCTAATCTTTGATAGTAATCAACCTTGGATGCTCAGTGCTAACGGCACTATTTTTACCTACGAAAAAGAAGGTATTATTCCTGGACTGTTAAAGCGTTGGTATGCTGAACGTAAAGAGATGCAGGCTAAACTTAAAGAATGTATCAAAGCAGGAAATAAAATTGAAGAAGAATACTGGGACAAGCGACAACTGGTCAAGAAGATTAACTTGAACAGCTTGTATGGTGCTATTCTTAACCCCGGTTGTAGATTTTTCGATAACCGCATTGGACAAAGTACAACTCTTACCGGTCGCCAGATTGTTAAACACATGGCAGGTAAAGTAAATGAAATCATTACAGGCGACTATGATTACAGAGGTAAGTCTATCATTTATGGTGACACTGACTCTTGTTATTTTAGTGCATACAGTACCCTGAAGAAAGACATTGATAAAGGTCTTATTCCGTGGAGCAAAGAAGCAGTTATTGAACTTTACGATACCATAGGAGAAGAAGTTAATGGAACATTTCCAAAATTCATGCAGGACACTTTCCACTGCCCAAAAAGCAGAGGAGAAGTTATCAAAGCAGGACGAGAAATTGTCGCATCAAAAGGTTTGTTTATTACTAAGAAGAGATATGCAGTTCTTTACTACGACAAAGAAGGAAAGAGATCAGACATTGACGGAAAGCCAGGAAAGATTAAAGCGATGGGGTTGGACCTCAAGCGCTCAGATACCCCGGTTGTTATCCAAGACTTTTTAAGCGAAGTATTAACACAGGTCCTAAACGGTGTTGAGAAAGAAGTTGTCTTAGAATACATCACTAACTTCCGAACAGAGTTTAAGACTCGCCCGGGCTGGGAGAAAGGTAGTCCTAAACGTGCTAACAATATTTCTCAGTATCGCGATAAAGAGAAGAAAGCAGGTAAGGCAAATATGCCAGGGCATGTTCGTGCAAGCCTTAACTGGAACACTTTAAAGCGTATGATGGACGACAAGTATTCAATGAACATTACAGACGGTGCAAAAGTTATTGTCTGTAAACTCAAAGATAACCCGATGGCCTATACGTCAGTGGCCTATCCAGTAGACGAGTTGCGATTACCGCAATGGTTTAAGGACTTACCATTCGACGATGGCCTAATGGAAACTACAGTTATCGACGAAAAGTTAGAAAACTTAATCGGTGTGCTGGAATGGGATATTGCTTCTACTAGAAGTGATAACACATTTAACAAACTATTCGACTTTGAGTAAATTGCTGTTGCATTTTACCAACGATCTAAATATAATCTTAATAACAGGAGAATCTTTAATGAAAGATATTTTACAAGACATTGTAAGTCATACACAGAATCTAGGCTTCATTACTACAGTTAAAGTAACAGGCACAGAAGAAAAAACAATCATCAATAGCATTGCAGACGATCGCAGTGTTATTATGGAGGCAGAAACTGCAAATCCATATCCGGACATGATCGGCATCTTTGGTATGCCACAACTTAACAAGCTCAAGTATTTGTTAGACGGTGCTGTCTACAAAGAAGGAGCAAAGATCGAAGTTAAGTTTGAACCACGAAACGATAAAACTGTACCAGTAGGCATTCGCTTTGAGAACAAAGACGGCGATGTTAAAAACGATTACGGTTTCATGAGTCAAGAAATCATTGTTGAAAAAATGAAGACTGTAAAGTTTCGTGGAGTTAAGTGGGATGTTGAGATTGAGCCAACTGTTGAATCTATCCAACGATTTAAGTTCCAGGCTGGTGCTAATAACGAATCTCCAACCTTCTTAGCTAAGACAGATGGTGGAAATCTAAAGTTTATCTTCGGTAATGCAGGTTCACATGCAG